GTCGGCTTGGGTTTGCGACCACGGCCGGCGACCGTGGCGGTGCCTCCCATCGCGCAACTCCTGGATTTTTAATTTCGCGGGTGTAAAAAAACGATTCAGGGCGCGGTCTAGAAGCGAAAAGCCCTGAACTTTCGACCCTCCCCCTCCCCTGCGTGCGAATTCGTCTCATTCGAGCCGTTTTTCACTGTTTTCGCGGCGATTTTCTGTTTTCAGCGCCGCGCGTTGCCAAAACCGCCGTCTTCCGAGGCCGTCTTGGCCGAATGGCACGGACCGCATAGGCTTTGCCAGTTGGTCTTGTCCCAGAACAGTGTCATGTCGTTCTTGTGGGGAATGATGTGATCGACATCCGTTGCTACCACAACCAGTCCGCGCTCAGTGCAGTGCCGGCACAACGGATGCTTTGCCAACCAGCCAGCGCGCGCTTGCTGCCACTTGTAGTTGTAGTGACGCTTGGTGCTGCTCTCGCGGGGCTTGGCACGCGCCGTACTCTTGAGGAGGTGTGCATGATCATCACAGTACCGAGGGTTGCGCGTGAGCGCGTTGCATCCCTGGGCATTGCATGGCTTCTTGGACCTCAACGGCATGGCGAGCCATCCATATAGGTCAGAGGCTGAGCGTCTGGATCTTCTGGCTCATCCTCTGCCATCGCTTGGATCAGCAGGTCGAGTCGTTGGGCTACCTGGCTCATCGACTGCGCCGTGCTCTCTTGAGCGACTACCAGTCTTTCCAGCAATGAGATCAACGGATCGCTCATAAGCCACCTTGCTCCACTTCTTGATCCACTCGCGCCGGGCGGCGCATCCACTACAAGTAGCCATTCAGTCCACCTGCACTATGCGAGCGACGTTGCCGCGGGCACGCCAGACCAGAACAGCAGCCAACCCATAGAAAGCAGTGTTGAACCACGACGCGTCAGCAAACTCACCCTCGATCACCATGCGGCCCACCAGACTCACGCACTGCATGCCGGTTACAGCACACGCAGCCCAAGCGATCAGCGAGATCGAGAGCTTGTAGCGTGAGTTGGGATAGGGGCTGTAGCGCAACCCGATCATGGTAAAGATGACCGCACAAAGTGCGGCCTGAATGACAGCAGCCATTTAACTCTCCTTCCGTGCCCGGAGGCGGAAGAACCATTGCAGCCAGCGCGGCATGATGCCTGTGTGCATCCATTCGAGGATGCCGGTTGCGACTGCAACACAGATCGCGCCACAGACGAATCCGCTGAATCCCGCTGTTTTGGTCCAGGTGAGCCCCAAGAGTTCGGCAGCGCCGAAATAACCGCCGATCCAGCCGGCGAAGAGATAACCAATGCGGCGCCAAGTTGGCATGGCGTCCGCTGCTACGACGAAGAGAAACGCTCCGCCGAACGCTCCAACAAGTGCCGACAGGTCGATCTGGGGGAAAGCTGCACCCAAGCCAAGGCTGGCGACCACACCAGTTACAGCGAGTGCGCCAGTGCTCGGCTCAGCCATGTGCCGCTCCATCAATAAAAGAGGCCTGCGTGGCCTGGGCAATGCCCGAAAACGAAAAAGCCCCGCTCGGTGGCGGGGCTTCGTGTGTCGTTAAACTCTATTGTGTGCGGTTGAGTATCACCACACGCAAGATCGACATGATGGGGTTAATTTACGGCCAAGTGGCCATCATGGTCAAGCGGCATCAACGAAGATTTCTTCGCGATCGAAAATCTCGGTGGCATGGATCACCGCAGCCTCTTCCAACTGCTCAAGTCGTTTATGGATGCCACCACGCCAGTTACGCCGCGTGCGCTCCGGCGAGCCAGCCAGATCCCAAGTGTTCATGTCGTAGAACTCAGCCGGCAGGACGATCATGTCGGTTGATCGCTTGCCCAACTGAACGCCCTTTAGCTTCGGAATTGCCCATGCTGTGAGCGCCTTGTAAATGAACAGCTGGGGCGCTGGCGAGGTCATGCGCGCAACCAAACGGCCAATCGCGGCGACCTTGTTGGCCTTGTGCGTCGAATACTTTGCGACCAGAACATCCCACTGCGCAGGTTCAAGCTGACGGTGTAGCAATGCATAGAGGCAGCAGTCGTAATCGAACTTGTCGCGTGGAGAAAGGGAGCTGCCATTGCCGCCCTGACGCAGATCGGCATCAATCAGCTTTTGCCAAGACTGCTTGGTGCTGTTGTCGATGTTATCGGCGGCGAGCACTCGCACCAGGGTCCCCATCACGTCCTTATACATACCCATGATCAGTCCCCTTTAATGGCCGAGCCACCAGGCCCGCGAGTGTTGGTTTGCTGGTACAGATCGGCCATGGTCAATGGCTCGCGTGGCAGCGTTGCGATGTGGCGCTCTTGCCGGATCAGCATGCCGAGTTGAACGACCAAGTCATCCACTGGCAGCGGCTCAAGCGTTTCGGCGTGCACCAGGCCGGAAGCATGGCAACCGATGCAGTCGAGTTGATGAAACACGCCCTTCACCAGCCCTTTCCCGGCACAGGACGGGCAATCGGTGAGCGGGATCTGGCGGCGCACAAAGGCGGGGCCATGCTGCTTTTTATCCATTTTTAAACCTCGCCTATGGTTTGTCGTTGATTTGGCTAGAGGCCGCGCAACTCGTGGCCTCCGCCGGAATGCGTGAAACTTCGCATAATGGCTCTGCAATGGTGTGGATCGCGCTGAACCCACGCCCGTCTAGCCATTCGTGCCACTTCTCCAGCGCTTCGCGTTTGCCCGCTTCGACCCATGTGTGGATATAGGCCTGCACGTTGTGGCCCATCGCGTGGTTGAGCAGCAGCTCTCCGATCAGGAAGTCGACACCCAGATCAACCCAGCCAGTACGAGCCACCTTGCGCAGGTCATGGCTGGTCCACTCACCCTGGGCCAGTCGTGTGAATACGGCGCAGGCCTGGCTGTCGGTCAGTGGCTTGCCGCCTCGTGAAGGGAACAAATATTTGCCTTGGTAGCCGGTGGCAGCCTGTGCAGCGTGGTAACGCTTCAGCAAGGCGCAAACCTGCTCAGTGAGTGGCAGGGTCAGTTGGCAACGGGTCTTCGTATGCTCGGCCGGGATGTGCCACTGACGCTCCTCGAAACTGAAGTCAGACCACTCAGCCATCCGCGTTTCGCCGGCGCGGGTACCGTGACAGAGCATCATCAACGCCAGCATTGCATCAGCCGGCGCCGAGTTGAACCTGGCTGCCAGACCGGTAAGCACGTCCTCGACCTGCACGTCACGCAGGCGTGCCGCCTTGGGCTTGATCTTTGTTTTTGAGAAGTCGCTGAAGCGGATCGCGTTCATAGGGTTGGTTTCGATCAAGCCGAGACGGGCCGCCTGGCGAAACGCCAACACCAGCAAGCGAAAGATCAGGCGCAGGTATTCAAGCGACAGCTCGGCCTGCAAGGGCCACATCAGTCGCTGGTCGATCTCGGATTTGCTCACACTCGACAACAGCAGGTCGCCGAGTCGGGGGCGAAGGTGCTTACTCATCACCGACCGCGCCGTAGTCTTGCGCTTGGCAGAAAGATTACGGTCGCGGCCCATCCTGTCGTCGAACCATGCCAGCAGCTCGCCAACAGTCGCCCACGTGCCTATCGCTGTACCGGCGTCGGGCTCGGTGACCAGGCGGGCACGCACCGCAGGCAAAGCAGCGAGCATGTGCTTGGTGTTCAGGTCGGGATAATTTGCGATCTTGTTCCACGCACTGCCCACGACCAAGTACCACGATCCTTTGGTGCGGTTTTTCTTGTAGCGGAACCTGAAAGCGGGTTGGCGCGCATCCCGAAGATCCCGCACCTCACTGGCTGCATGCCGGCGAATCTCGGCATCCGAGAGAGTCACCGTTAGTGTCTTGGGTTGAGTCATGCAGCCACCACTGTAGGAGCGAGTCGAAGGTAGGCGCGGATCTGCTCCATCGCGTCGAAGTGACCGCGGCAGACGATAGCGAGATAGCCCTGCTCGTTCAGCTTGCGTAGCCGCTCGTGCTGGCTCGGCGACACCGGGGCGTCGTTCGGCGGCGAGGCCTTGAATTCGATATAGAGACCGAAGTAGCCACCGCGCGCCATGTTCAGCACCAGATCCGGTATACCGGGCTTCACGCCCTGGGCTTTGAGCTTGGCCGCGACAGCCTTTACCCGGTGTCCGCCGTTCGGGACGTGGTAGATCAGATCGAACACGGCCGGCAGAGACAGCTCAAGATCACACATCAGCGCGGCCTGCTCGAGACCTTCGCGGTCGACCCGCTTGGCCCGCACAGGCTTGGCCTTGAACAACCTCATGGCAGCAGGCTTCATACGCGCTCCCCACGCACCATGCGTGCACGACGCATGAGCCGGCGTACGCCCCAAAAACACGCGCCGAACAGAACGAGCAAAAAGCCGAAGTAAAAGTGGAGCAGATTGTTTTCCAGAAAGGCGATCATGCGGCCCCCTTCACGGTGAGAATTCCTGCCCTGATCAGGGCTTCGTGGGTTTCGGCGATCGCGCGTGGCACGTCCTGCCAATCGATCTCGCCGGCGGCGCGGCCATCGATCACGTCATGGCAGGCGCTGCACGCGTACACCGCCACTGTGTCGAAGCCCTTCATGCCCATGCCTTTTTGCCCGCAAGGCAGATGCGCGAGCACGGTGGTTTCCGGGTTGTGATTGCAGACGCCCGGCATGCGCAACGTGCAGTCCTGGCCGTTCGCCGAAGCACGGAGTCTCTTCGAGGTCACTCGCATGCCGGCTTCCCTGTGATGACATCGACGACTTCGTAGGTTCCTGGCCACATCCAAGCGCCGTAGCGCTTCGCCATAGCCGAGTCGGCGAACAAAGCCAGCGCGTGATCAGGTGGCGAGCTCAAATCGACCTTGAACGAGCAGCAAAACACCGCCCAGCGGTAGGTCTCAATCTCAGGAACGGCAAGACGGCGATCAGGCATGACGAGCACCACTCGAACGCATGGCGCGCAGTTCGGCGAGCGCTCTGTTACCGATCTCAGGAGTCCGGCGCCCTTCAACTCGCTCTGGCAGAGCCAAGGGCATTTTCTGCAACGGCAGACCCTCGATGAGGCGGCGAACGGTGATGGTGTAATTGCGCTCGAATAGCTTGAGGCTGAGCGATTCCTCAAGCTTGTTGAGGCTCTCAAAACCGCACTCTTTCGCCGTATGCCAGACCGCGTCGTGACTCCACCGCGCACGACCAGCCATGCAGGGATGGGCGTTGCGGCATGCTTCCCGATGTGCGACGGCCAACGTTGGCAGACCAAGCATCTCGGCACTCGGTGTGCACCAAGCGATGAACACGCCAGGCGCGGGGATAAAATCCCGGCCAGACTGACGAGCGCCCATCAGACCGAACTGCAACTGATCAAGGCTGCGCAATCCCGCCTCCAGAAAGGCCTGCAGCCACTCTTTTTTTGCCGATTTGTAGGCCGCCATGTCAGGCCACGCCTGCTTCCATGCCGGGAAGATCGCCCGCAACTGGCGGAACAAACCGTTGATAACAATGGCAGTTTCACGATTGAGTTCTGCCTGAATCTCTTGTGGCAGCTGCTGCTCCTTGGCGATGTGCTGCCCCGACTGAACCTTCGCCCAGAGACCGGTCGTTACGACTGCAACGCTCTTCATTGTGCGGCCCCCTGCTCAATCCAATCGGTGGCATCATCATCAAAGTCCTGAGGCGCTTGGCGTGGTGCGAATGGCTTGACGTTGGAAGACCTGTTCAGGTCGTTGCGCACCCACTTGACCAGCATGCTGACCCACTCGGCCTCGGTGTTGACTTGCCCTTTCGGCTCGTAGTGGCCAGTGAAAGCGTTCAAGACATGGTCGGTGAAAAGATCCAGCGAGACGCCCTGGTGCAGCGCGTAGGTCTTGAGGATCTTCGGATCTGGCGTCCAGTGCAGGGTCATTTCGCTCGGCATGCGAGGGTCAACGGAATCACGCGCAGAGAGAGGGTCTTTATTCTTCTCTACATCTTCTTTAGGTAACGCACCGCTAACGCTGGCAGCGTTAGCTTTTGCGTTACCCGCTTTGTGGTTTGCAACGCGCTTTGCCGTGAGAAGCCTGTTTTTAGCGGTCTTGCCGTTGTGGCGGTCAAAATGCGGGAGACTGATGACGCCATCAGCCTCGATCATCCAGTCAACGAGTTTCATGAATTCGCAGAAATCGTTAACGCCCACCAAAC